CTCGGGAATTTCTGGCTGGGCAGTTTTCAAGCCGGTGTAGTTAAAATCTGACAAGTGAGAGCAGTAATGGAGAAGTTTCAGCAAATTCTGACAGAATCTGACAGAAAAAAGATAATAGACAAGAATCGCAAGGCTATCCGAAAAGCACTGCAGGCAGTTGATCCGGAGACCTTAAAGCTGTATGTCAACCTGATTGATGATGCTGCATCGTATGCCTGCGCGATCTACGAATGCAATCTCCTGTATATGCGGGACGGCATCTCGGAATATTATCAGAATGGTGAGAATCAGTGGGGCGTCAAAAAGAGCGTGGCGGCAGAACTCCGTGTGAAATATACGAGCACCTATCAGAAACTGATTGCACAGCTTGCCGCCCTCCTGCCGTCCGAGGACGAAAAGGCCGCCGCCCAGGAACTCATGGAGTTTATTAATCGAGAAGAATGAATTGGCCAAAGGAATATCTAAAGCGTATCCGCTCCGGAGAGATACCTGCATCAGCGAAGATCTGCGCGGTATACGAGAGGGAATGCGGCTGGATGGACGCCCCGCCCGCCGATTTTCCGTATGTGTTCAACGAGGCTAAAGGACAACGGCACATAGATTTCATGCAGAAATTCTGCCGGCAGTCCAAGGGCAAAGCGGGCAGACAGTTGATAAGATTCGAACTCTTTCAACTGGCAAAAATGCAGTTAATATTCGGATGGGTGGAGAAGGATACCGGACACAGACGTTTTCGGGAAGTGCTCGACCTGAGAGGCCGTAAATGCGGAAAGTCCACCGAGACAGCTGCAGTCCTGCATGACATGCTGTTAAATGATGGCGAGAACGGCCCGGAGATCTACTGCGCGGCGAACTCCCGCGACCAGGCCGATCAGGTATTCTCGGAAGCGGCGAATATGATGACGCAGTCCCCGGCACTGCGAAGTCTCGAGCGCAAACGGCAGACAGACATTTACTGCTCGATGAATTTCGGTAAGATAAAGAAACTGGCGGCAAAGACCGATAATCTGGACGGCTTGAATGCGAGTTTTGTCTGTCAGGATGAAATCCACGCGCAGAAGGATTCGAAGCTGTACGATGTCCTTGTGCAGTCTCAGGCAGAGCGCGAACAACCTATATACTGGATGATTTCCACAAACGGCTTCCTCAGGGAGGCCTTTTTTGATGCCCGGTATGAATACGGCGCACACGTTGCCATGTGGGATGACGGATTTCATGACTATCAACTGCTCCCGCTCATGTACGAACTGGACAGCAGAGAGGAATGGACAGACCCGGCATGCTGGGAGAAGGCAAACCCGGGGCTCGGAAAGATAAAGAGCATCAAGACGCTGACCGAGCACGTCGAGAGAGCAAAGAGAGACCCGTCTTTCCTGCCCACGGTACTCACAAAGGACTTTAACATCCCCGAAAACAGCAACGAGGGATGGTTGTCTTATGACGAAGCCGTCAACATGCAGACCGTCCCGATGGAGTTCTTGGAGCATTCCTACGCTGTTGGCGGGTGTGATTTGTCGGCTACTACGGATTTGACCTGTGCAACCTTGCTGATCATGAAGCCGAACGATGAGCGGTTTTATGTTCTGCAGAAATATTTTATCCCGGAATCGAAGCTGAATCCGGAAGACATCAAGCACCGGTCCGACCGTGAGGCTCCGTATCGTCTATGGGCGGAGCGTGGCTGGCTCAAGGTCTGCACGGGTGCGACAGTCGATTATAACGACGTGACGCAATGGTTTGTGGATATGGTCAAAGAGCATGATATCCGCCCTTTGTGGGTATGCTACGACGCCGCCCTGTCCGGATATTGGGCCCCGCAGATGACGGAAATCGGCTTTGTGATGGAGAAGATCCGGCAGGGGCCGTTCACATGGACCTACCCGATGAAACTGCTGAAAGGCGCTTTTGAGGAACACAGGATTATCTATCAAAACAATCCCATGCTCCGGTGGTGCCTGCTCAATACAGCAGTCAAGTCCCTCAATAAAGAGGGTATCGAGTCAATACAGCCGGTCAAATCGGCGAGCAACCGAAGAATAGACGGAATGGTGAGCCTGCTCAATGCCTGGACAGGCCTGCAGAACCATTCGGACGAAATAGTCCCGTATTTGAGGTGATGACAATGGGATTTTTAGCAAATTTTATAAACAGCCTGACGGGACGCACGGCGTACCTGGCCGGATACGGGACAAAGTCCGTAAGCGTTAATCCTGATCTGGAAAAAGACGCTACCTGTGTGGCAATCCTGGACACCAATGCGACGCACATCTCCCGCGGGCAGATTGTGCATGTGATTAAGGACCAGGATGGCAGGATCAAGCAGATCAAGAGGACCAGCGACTACACGAAATTATTTGCGCGGCCGAATCCGATGATGACGGCACAGGAATTCAAGTATTCTATGGCTTGGCAGGCGCAGGTGACTAACACGGCATTCGCATGGATCAGATGGGACTCACGCATGAAGCCTGTGGAAATATGGCCGCTTGTGTATCTCCAATTTGAGATCCGGGAGCTCGTGAACAAGAAAGGTTATGCAGTGGCCATACGGACGCCTGAAGGCGCCCAGGTGGTCGTTGACATGGAAGACCTTGTGGTCCTGCGGAGGAAATACGACGGCTCCACATACGCGGGCAGAGGGAATGACGCTCTGGATGGTTCTCTTGAGATGATGCAGAACATGTATGCATCCCTGCAGAAGGCCATGGAGGTCTCTAACAAGGTCCATGGACTCTTCACACAGAAGAATGCCATGCTGGCCACAAAGAGCGCAGAGCAGGCACAGAAGGACTTCGCAAAGAGGGTTAAAGAGGCAGAGGGCTCCGGCGGTATCGTTGCTCTGGACGCAACAGAGGCATACACTCCGTTGACAGTATCGACATGGGCGGCTAATGCGGCGCAAATGAAGGAACTGGAGAAAAGGCTGTACACATTTTGGAGAACTCCGGCGGAGGTCGTTGATAACACTGCAAATGAGCAGACCATGATGAATTACTTCGACGCCATTGTCGAACCATTCTGGGAAGAGATGGGCGAAGCATTTACCAGGGCACTCTTTACCAGACGCGAGCAGGATTTCGGCAATGCCATCATGGTCACATCTAGTGCGGCAACGGGGGCATCGTGGGGCACGAAGCTGAACATCATCAATTCGACCAAGGAAATAGGTCTGCTGACGAAGAACCAATACCTTGAACTGCTCGGATATCCTCCGACAGATGACGGCGATGTTGCTTATGTATCGCTCAACTACATCAAATCCACCGACATGAGCAAGTATCAGGTCGGAGATGACAGCAAACCACCTGCAGACCCCGCATCTGACACAGACACAGGAGATAAAGACGATGGAAAAGAAAAAGATAGACAAGATTCTGGAGAAGATTGACTCCGGCAGAGAATACCGGCAGATGACGATCCGGGTGAAGTCCGAGGAGGAAGAGCCGGACAAACCCAAAGAGGAAGAGCCGGACGACAAAGAAGAGGAACCCGACAAAGACGATAAGGATGACGAAAAGAAATCCTACACCGTCGAAGGATATGCTTCCACCTTCAACGAGCCGTATGAACTGTACAGTTTTGATGGCTATACGGTCCGGGAGCAGATGGACCCTCACGCTTTCGACGAGACGGACATGTCCGACGTTATCATGCAGTATGACCATCAGGGCAGGGTATTCGCCCGCAACAGCAACGGCACTCTGGCAGTATCGACCGACGACCATGGCCTGCACATGGAGGCGAATCTCGGCGGGACAGAGGCAGGCCGTCAGCTGTACGAGGAGATCAAGGGCGGCTATACCACAAAGATGTCCTTCGGTTTTACGGTCGATGAAGACAAGCGGGAAATCACGGAAAATGTCGAGGCCAATACCGTTGATGTCCTGCGTACCATTACCAAGGTGCGCAAACTCTACGACGTTTCGGCGGTATCACTACCCGCAAACGATGGAACAGCAATCAGCGCTCGCAGTTACTGTGACGGAGTGATCGCAGAACTTAAAGCGGAGAGACTCAAGAGCGTTGCGATACAGGAAGCCAGAGCAAAAGCACTGGCGGCCATCAACAAATATCACAAGGAGGTCACCACATGACTGACAATATGGAACGCCTCAAAGAAATCGAGGCAAGACGTGAGGAACTGACCGCAGAGGCCAATTCCGCAGATGCTACTGAGACCCGCCTGGCGGAGATCACAACCGAGGCAGAAAGCCTCAATAGAGAAGAGATGGAGGTACGTGCAAAAATGGCACTTGAAGTAAAGAATACCGCTCCTGTGACTACTTCCGAAGTGGAGTCCAAAGCAGATGAATTCATGAGAACTGGCCGCATGGTCATGGAGACCAGACAGCTCCTGTCTACCGGACATATCGCAAAGCCCACACAGGTCGGCGGGATCAATGGCATGGCTGCTTCTGCGGCTGATATTGTGGATGATGTCCATGCTTTCGTCCTCAATGGAGTCGGCACATGGAGAGCTGCATATCAGGCAACCGGAGCGGCTGCAGCAGCTGTAACCGAAGGACAGGCTGTCGGCGGTACCGGCGCAACATTCAACTATGTCGATATCAACCCCGCCGAGTGGGGAATCCTCGACGAGATCAGCAAGCAGGTCAAAAAGCAGTCTCCCCTGGATTACCAGGGCGCTATCGAAGACTCCGCAGTTTCCGCACTGCGCGATTTCGCGTCTGCAAAGATCCTTGCCGCTGTTCAGGCTTCCAGCCTCAAGCAGGCTATCTTCTCCAGAGCACTGGATCAGAACTTCCTGCGCAATACTGTCCTGGGTTTCCGCCCCATCAAGGGCAAGGGCGCTTGCAAGCTTTATATCTCCCAGGCCGACCTGGCCACTCTCGGCGCAGTTCGCGGCACCAACGAGAAGAAAGCTCTGTATGAGATCACTTTCGCAGATGAGACCAACACTGCCGGCACCATCAAAGAAGGCGGCATGGCTGTTGCTTTCCGTATCCTCGACGGCCTGACCGCCGGCACACAGCTCTATGGCCAGCCTGCTACCATCGACATGCCCATGTGGGGTAATTACGCAGTCGAGACCGACGAAGGCGGCGACTACTTCAAGCGCAACATGATCGGCATCAAGGGTACTCAGACAGCAAACGCTGATCTGGTAGTCCTTAACGGCATGCAGGTCATCAAACAGGCTGCAGCAACCTGATCGAGTAAAGGAGGCCCGGCATGGTAAGCGCGGAATATTTGGAAAAAATCAAGTTCGCGGTTCGGACGGTGTCCACAGATGACAACGTCATAGCGGAGATTGAGGACATCATCGAGGAATGCCGGGCGGACATGGTAAACAAGGGAGTTGATGAGGACATAGCAAAGGACGAATTTAATTATTCCGTCCTCGGCTGTGTCCGCTCCTTTGCCCGGTCCCGGTTCGGCATCGACGCGAATGATATACAGCTCAACATGCAGGACTATCGTCTGCAGGTGGATGAGTTGAGGAAGGCGGTAAGAAATGAGGATACCTGATACAGCGGTCCTTGTGTCTGCCGTCTATGCTCCGGATGAGTACGGAGTCCGCAGGTCGATAGAAACAGAAAAAACCGTATACGGATATTATGATTCTGTGACTGCGACAGAACTGTTTGAAGGCGGGAGGAATGGTTTAAATCCATCCTTCCGCTTTGTTATGACAGAACTGGATTACAGCGGGCAGGCCATACTCATTCGGAACGGTGAACGGTATGCAGTATATCGTACCTATCGACCGAACAATGGCACCGTGGAGCTGTACTGTGAGCGGAAAGGCGGGATGAATGGTAATACATAGTTCGAAAATGAATTTCGCCGAAGTAGTGCGAGACATGCTTCAAAAGCAATATTATCCCGAAGTTGTAGCAACGACTACGGCAGTAATTAGCGAAGTATCAGGAGAGGCTGTCCGCAGGCTTAAACAGGAGTCTCCGAGAGGGCGAAGCGGGAAATACGCAAAAGGATGGGCTAGAAAAATCGAGACAGGAAGGCTGATGGTCGGTGCTACTGTTTACGGTAAAAGCGGTACATATCAACTCGCCCACTTGTTAGAGAATGGGCACGCGCAGAGAGGTGGCGGTCGTACTGCTCCAGTTGTACACATAGCTCCGGTCGAGCAATGGGCTATTGACGAAACATACGAGCGGATTATGCACCGATTAGAGGGGCTAGCATGACTTTTCAGCAGGTAAAAACCATGATTTCGGCGGTCGGTATCCCATACGCCTATCATCACTTTGAAGAGGGCAGTGGACAACAGCCGCCTTTTATTACGTTCTACTATCAGGGAGACGGTGATTTTAAGGCAGATGATATCAACTATGCCGCCATCCGTCCCCTGACGATAGAGCTCTACACAGATAACAAAGATTTTGCGCTGGAGGCGGCAGTCGAATCCGTCCTGACAGCAAACGACCTGGCATTTTCGAGGACCGAGGTTTTTATCGATTCCGAGCAGATGTATATGGTCACTTATTACACGGAGGTAATAATCAATGCCTAACAAAATCAAATATGGCCTTAAAAACGTACATGCCGCGATCCAGACAGAGACAGACGGCGTCTACACCTATGCAACCCCTACAGCCATTCCCGGTGCTGTGAGCCTGTCCCTCGAAGCGCAGGGCGAAGCAACTCCCTTTTATGCTGATGACTGCGAGTATTATGTGAGCGCGGGCAATAACGGATATTCCGGCGACCTTGAGATCGCACTCATCCCCGAGTGGTTCCGCACTGATATCCTGCAGGAGACCAAGGACAGCAACGGTGTGCTTGTCGAGACATCTGACGGCAAAGAAGCGGTCAAATTTGCCCTGCTGTTTGAGTTTGCCGGAGACGTCAAGGCAGTCCGCCACGTCATGTATAACTGCACCGTTGCCCGTCCTGCAGTTGGCTCTCAGACCAAGGAAGAGAACGTCGAGCCTCAGACCGAGAGCCTGACCATCACGAGCAAGCCCAGAACAGATGGACTGGTCAAATCCAAGACCGGCGATACCACCGCAACGGCTACATATGAAGGATGGTATACTGATGTCTACGTCCCCACCATTGAGACCGCGACACCCGGGGCCACAGGCTGATGGCGAATGATCATAAGAGGAGGGAGATAAATGACAGAGCGCACGATCACTGTATCTGGCAAAGAGGTAACATTCCGCTCCAGTGCGGCTATTCCGAGATTGTACCGCGTCCGGTTCGGGCGTGATATCTTCCGGGACTTGTCCGCGCTGGAGAAGTCTTTTGACACCAAGAGCAAAAAGGGCGGCAATTTCGAGATTGCCGACCTCGAAGTGTTTGAGAATATCGCCTACATCATGGCAAAGCATGCCGACAAGACCATCCCCGACAATATCGACGAATGGCTCGAGGACTTCGAGATGTTTTCCATTTACGAAGTTCTGCCAGAAATATTGGAGATGTGGAATATCAACATGAAGACCGATGTTGTGCCTAAAAAAAAATAAGCGGTTCCAGCCGTGAACTGACAACGGCACTCTTCCACCTGCGGTGTCTCGAGATTGGTCTGCCGATACGTGATCTGGAATTGCTGACAATCGGCATGGTGATTGACTTGTGGACGGAATCCCTCAACGACAAGGAAAAGGGAGAAGAGCCTGTCCGCGAGGCATCGCAGGAAGATTTTGACAGATTTTAACAGGAGCAGTTTATGGCAGCAGGAAGAATTAAGGGTATCACGATCGAGATTGGAGGTGATACCACAAAACTAGAGCAGTCGCTCAAAAAAGTTGACTCCAGCCTCAGCAAGACACAATCATCCCTCAAGGATGTAAATAAACTGCTCAAGCTCGACCCGTCCAATACGGAACTGCTCACGCAGAAGCAGGGGATGCTGAAAAAGGCGATCGAGGAGACAAAAGAGCGCCTGCAGGCGCTTAAGGAAGCTTCGGAAAAAGTCACCCCTGACGATATCGGACAGGAAAAATATGACGCACTGCAAAGGGAGATCATCGAAACAGAGCAGAAGCTGAAAAGCCTCGAATCGCAGTCAGCATCGGCGGCGTCGGTGCTCGGCTCCAAGATGCAGGCGGCAGGAGAGAAGATTAAGGATGTCGGCGGCAAGGTTACGGAAATCGGTACTAATCTGACGCAGAAGCTGACAGTGCCTCTTGTTGCTGCCGGCGGTGTTGCCGTGGCGAAGTTTGCAGAGGTCGACAAGACTATGCAGCTCACCAACAAGACCATGGGCAACAGTGCGGAACAGGCCGAACTGCTCAACAAGGCCATGAAGGACGCGGCGGCTAATTCCACGTTTGGAATGAACGACGCGGCAACAGCATCGCTGAACTTTGCTCGTGCAGGACTCAGCGCAGAGGAGGCCGCCAGCGCACTCGCGCCGGCAATGAATCTTGCAGCAGGCGAGGGCGGAGATCTCGACACGGTATCGGCTGGTCTTGTGGCGACTATCAACGGCTTCCATGGATCATTCGATGAGGCAAGCAATTACGCAGATGTTTTTGCGGCAGCCTGTAATAACTCCGCCCTGGATGTGGACAGCCTCTCAGGCGCGATGAGTGTCGCGGCTCCCATCTTTTCATCGGCCGGCTATTCCGTCAATGACGCCGCCCTGTACATGG